GCTCGACCTTAGCAATTGGGGCTGAATAACTTACTAGCATTGGAAGCACTAGGTTTTCAGCTGCGTCACATATGTCATCCAGATAAGCATCGTTATATAGGGATGACGAAACGCCAAGAATCGTCCTAAGCTCTGTGGCCGTAACTATTGTTGGCATCTCGTCATCCTTTCAAGCAGTTAGGTGAGCGGCCAGCTCGGGAGCGGACTGGCCGTCACTATTTAGGGTTTTATCAGGTTAAGTTGAAGTGGCAAGAACCATTTGCAACTTTAGTCGCGAGTGCTCCATAGCCGTAGTAAGCAACCTCAATCTGGCCGTTTAGAGCTACATTGGTTTGCAGACGGAATCGGCTGGATTCATACCAAGTGTAGGAATCTGGATTGATTACAATCATTGATCCATCTCCAACAGGAGCTGCGCTTAGGTTAATACCAAGGGCGCGAGATACATAGAGATCAAGTCCAGCAACATTACCGCGAAGGCTCTGTGGGCTTACTGCTCCACCTGCATTTTGTGGCTGTGAAGCTGTGTAAATTGGACGGCCTGAATCATTGTAGCTCATAATCTTTGACCATTGCTCAGGAGTAACGATTAAGTTACGAGCAAATCCAAGAGAATCAGCATAAACTTCAGCAGCTGCCTCAGCAACGAAACCAAGTAATCCTGTTGCAGTATTGGCTTGAGTTGTTGGTGCTAACTGTCCTGAAGAGACAATGGTAGTAGCAACGAATTTATCTGTTGCGAGAGCATAAGCGTATTCCATCTGACGAACTAGCTCATCAAAAAATACTGGATTGCTTCGGTCAAGAAGTTCAACGGAGAAGGTTTGGCCACCTGCATACTTATTAACATTTACTGTTAGGAAGCTGTTGGTCATTCCTGTCTCGACAATTGCATCGCCTTCGTTCTCATCTTCAACTGTTGGAACGGCTGTAATCTTTGGAATCTCAAAGCTCATTCCAGCATCTGGTAGAACTCCGCGAGAGATTGCATCAATTGTCGAACGATCAGCATTTGATAATGGGTTGATTACCTCGGTTAATTGACGAGTAGGAATCAAGCCAGCGTTATTTGAAGTGGTGTCATCTGCTGCCATAACATACTGACGAGCAGCGTCATCACCGAGCTTAGCGCGAACGCTATTCTCAAGATATTTTGCCTTTGTGAATTCAAGGCGAGGGGCTGTGTAAAAGGCTGGGCGAGCTGCCTCAACCATATTTGCTTTGGCTGCTTCTACCGCTTCTTCAACGGCAGGAGCAGGAGCGGTAGTGTCAGACACTTGGTCTCCTTCGGTTGGTTTCTCTGAGTCAGCGGTTGCCAAGTCAGAATCTTTCTTTTCTTCATTCTCTGATGCTGCAACGACTTCAGCAACTCTGGCTGAATCGATGGCGGGATCTGTAACAAGGCTGACCTCATCGAGAGAAGCTGAAGTAATCTGCATTACGCCCTTGTTATTTGTCCATTCATTAATCTGAGCGCCTACGCTAAAGCCATCGCGTAATCCTTCAGTTGCTTCAACTAAGGCATCTTCTCCAGCCATAGTATTGGCAATTTTAAAGGTGGCTTCAATTCCAGAGCTTGTTACATTGTGCGCGACCATCTTGCCTATAGGGCGAGTGCGGTCGTGTTCTAGAAGAAGCTTCACTGGCTTCATTTCAATTGAATCTGCTGAGAATACTGTTGGGCCAACTGAGGTATTGCCTTGCTCATTCCAAGTCACAATAGTTCCAGTAATGGTTCTCTTAATAGTATCGGCAGCCGTTACTACCATTGGGATATTAACCTTCATTTGGTATTAGGTCCTCTTCTCGCTGAATTTGCTCAACGCTCATCGCGCCAATGCGGTTTAGAATTTCATAGACTTGCGCTCTCTCTAGCGCGTTACCGCGTAGGAAATCATCAAGGTCAAAGCGCACCATTACAGGGTTAGGAACGAAGTCTGGTAATGATAAGCGTTCCTCAATCGCTTTAAGTATTGGGCGAAGTGAGAAATCAACTAGTGAGCGCCGCTCGGACACAGCGTTTGAATAAGTCATTGAAGTTGTTTCGGCGCTCAAGAAGTAGGCAGGTATTCCACAAGCCCTGGCTAATTCTAAAGCCACATACTGACGGCCTTCCGCGAGCTGTAACGATTTAGGATCAAAGCCAAATTCTTTTAGATCTACATCGGCATTAAGAAATGCAGTTGAGCGAGATTGACGAGCAGATTTCCAAGCGCTTAGAAGTGATGAAATTCTTTCGGCAGTTAGATTAGTGCCATTAGATTTTAGAACCATACTAGGAGCAGGCTCTTTAGCATAATTAACTGCTGCGTTCTCAAGATAAACTGCTGCCTGAATAGTTTTGCCAGCGCGATGCAGTAAGCCCTCATCTGGGCCATCAAATCTAATGATTGAGCCAACGCCTTGCATAGGAACTGACTTACCATCAACTTTATATCCGTTAATAGTTGTGTTAAGGAAATCGGTATCAACTGTAACGCGGTCTGGACTAACTCGAGTCCAA